TGGCAAATGGCACGAAGCCACGCCAGATGAAGAGTCCTTGTCCGGGCCGCTATTAACGGTCCCAAGGCAAGTACTTAGACTCTCCCGCTTGGCCTAAGGCCTGGTCTCACCCTTAAACAGGCGAGCCCCACCTCAACTTGATGTCGACGCGTTGAGGGCGTCCAGAACGCTCCAAGTGTTTGTCATCTACCCGAGGGGAGCTACCCCACAGGGTGGCATCGTGTGTGACCCCAAAGGGTCCACTAATCGATGCACCAGGTTCCAACCAATGCATGGACCGGTTACGGTCCTCTACACTGGAAGGATTGCCCAGCTTGAGAATACACTTGAGAAGGGCACCAGTCCCATCGAGCTCATCGCTCGGGGGTTTGGCCATCAATACAAAGCCCCTGACTAGGGGGCTTTGATGGCTTGGGTGTACCCTTGTATAACGATACCCGAAGGTATCGCCAACAAAGGATACCCTGCCCAGCAAGGAGGAATCTCGATGGACCGTTGGGAAGAACTTAATCAACCCTTCGATCTTTTCATCGAGATATCTCACGGTCCTCCAATAACCACTCATATAGAGTTGGTTCCGGAGGGATACGAGAGACTGAACCTCCTCAGCATCCTGCCGTCGTGTCGGAAGTATCCGACGGACACGAACAATACTAACATCGTGCCCATCAAAATACTCCCGTCCGCAGGACTCCCTGAACTTTCCAGTCCAGAAAGACTTGCTCAGACCAACTTTTGCTCCAAAAAGCTCAAGTGTCTGAACGACGGTAAGCACATGATCTACAGGGACAATAAGATCGTCCCCATAGACGCGCACCGAACCGCTGAGACGTTTTACGTCAGAGCGGGAAAGTGACGTGTTAAGCGATCTTTGAATCCCGACGAAGATCATGGTCAAAAAGACCATTGCTTCCATCGGGAAGCAAAGTGCTGAACCCATCGACGCGTATTTGGCAAGCCTTACGACTTTGCCATCTACGACAGCCCGTCTGGACCGCGTTGCATCGATGGCCCTAGCTAAGAATAAGGGCCACCGAGCAAACATTGCCCGGACGAGCTGATTCGAAACACGATCGGAAGCATCGCTCAAATCGAGCGTTGCGGTTCGGTTATCAATCGAACCTCGTTTCGCCATCTCCTGATTAGGGATTTGGTCATCGAAACCGATCAACTTCTTGAGGAGTCGATCCCTCTTGAAGTTCAAGGTGAAGCTTTGGTAGACAGCCTGCTGC